GACCAACAGAACAGATGCCAATAGTGATTTTTGCTTCAGTCATTTCAGTTGAATCCAATCGGGGGAAGAATCGAGTACCCCTCCGTCATGTAGACGTTCGAGGCAATTTTTGCTGTTTCTGGTTCAGTCACGGGGTCGGCAACTGCTTCCAAATACTGGCCATTTGGCGAACCCTGACAGTACCAACCCAAGTAGGAGTACCTCCATCCCCCAGTAACCGGCTTTACTTCGTGAGCAGCAAGGTAGTTGGCTGGAAAGAAGATCATATTCCCACGCTTGGGTTTGATGCTGATGTCGTAGTAGGCAAAACTGTGTTCGCCACCCGTGAAGTTTGTTCCGTCAAGTTCGTCCTCTGTTTCGACCCAGTCGTTGATGTAAGCAACAACGCTCACGGATGAGCGTGTGGCCAACTGATCGCGAGGATGAGGCTTGCCGTACTCGTAATCGGTACTCACATCCGAGTGCGTGCCCAGAAACGCGCCTTTAGGGTAAGCGACAATGTGTCCACGAATCTTCCACCAAATGGTTTTCCCTGCCATGGGGAACTGATTGAGGTAATCAAGGAGACACAGATCTCGGCGCGACTCGATGTAATCGAGAGTTTCGATCACTTTGGGGTCAGGGTTTTGGTGGACCAAACTTCCCCGCCAAGGCATCTCATCCAAAGTGTCTTTTTCGAAGAAAAACTTGCTCCGGTTGATGTAGCCCTCTTGTCCTGTAATCGGGTCGACCCCCGGAGTGTACGAAGTCTCACGTTCCTCACGCAGAGTGTTTTGGCAAAATTCTCGCATCCAATCCCAGTCGAGATCGAAAGCGTTTTCGTACATAACGATGCCGCCGCCTAGGTGAACCCCTTTTGGCGGTGCTTCGGTTTGGGTCTCGTCGACCGACATTTCTCTACCTACCTGTCGTTTTCGTGCTCATTAAGTTCGAGCATGTATCCGATGTAATCGTGTACCCGAGAGATTACACGAAGACGATCCTCGTTGTCTTTCAGCCCGTTGAAGCAGCCGTACAGCGAGTCGATCGCGAATTGAACCACGAAGTCTTCCGGAGGATGATTGCCGTCCGACTTGTAATACTGCATAAACGAGCAGTTGTGGTAACTCCACGGCCTGTACTGCAGAGGCTGATGCGGGAACCAATCCGGGTAGTGCCAAGCATGGCCCGCGTGTCGCATATCTGGGTGCCACTCAAGGAAACCACGGATCTGGTTCGGGATGCACCTAAGTGGATCAGGGTTGTCGTTTTCCAGCAGATTCCTGTCCGGTTCGAGGAACAGGTGAAAGTCACCATTCCTGTTGCAGACAAAGGAGCAGCCAGCCATCGGGTAATCGGGCATGATGTGATCCCGATAACGCTTCAGGTTTGCGAAAATCCTGTTGTTCTCATCGTGCGGAACCCGGTAGATAAAGAACTCGTCGTCGTCTACTTGATTTTCAAGTTCCTGCAATAGCGAGCGAGCGTTCCCATCTTCGTCTTCGATGGTGAACATAACCACCTTTTGGTAGTACTCCTCTAGACCCTCAAGAGCGTAAAAACCTTTGGTGAAAACGAGAGGGATGTGGTCCGGGTTCGGCCCCATGCTGGTGTCTCGTTGATGATCCTCATCGGCAAGAACATCACCGAAGTTTTCGTTGATTTCAGCACGATATTCGGGGTCATAGAACGGCTGGTCGGTACCCGCTTCGACTCGCTGGAAGATGCGGTCTTTGCGTTCCCAGCCGGGATAGAAACCATGCATCACGGCGCGGTTATCCCAAATGACAACATCGCCAACTTCCCAATCCCACTGGTAGCGGTTCCGTGGCTCGGCGCAGTAGTCCTCTACATATTTACGAAGGTCTTGGAACCAAGGCGTTTCTTCGCCTTCGAGAATGGTCCCCGGCCCGGTCCAATACAGCATTGTTTCGCCAGTATCCGGGTGCGTGCGGAGAGCAGGATGAGATTTGACATCGTGCTCTTCGCTGCCAGTCTCACCACGGAATCGGGCCGTTTTCAAATGCTCCCGCAATTCGGCAGGGCACTCGTCGAAAAGATTCCGCAGGCTGACCCAGAAAGTATTGCCGTAACCTTGTTCCACATTGTAAGTCGTCATGTGGATAGAAATGAGGCTAGGTGGTTCGTCGAAAAACGGGTTGTCGACATGCCAGTTGCAACGAAGAAACCACTCTGGGTCTTCTTTGTTTTCAACGTCTTTGATTGTTTCGTGCCACTGATCTTTGAGAAGGCCACGCTGGTAGTAGCCATGGTCATGCTCGTCAGGTTTGTACTCGCCGTCGTAAAGGGCGTGAACCAGCGCGGCATGTTCCTCGTTGGTCGGGTGCATCCCGATGAAACCAATCATCTTGTTCTTCTTCAAGATTTCCTTGAAGTACTCGGGTTCAGCGAGCACCTGTTGAGCGGTTACGCCCTTGATTTTGAATCCGAGGTTTCCTAGTCGAAGACCGACTGCGATCCCGCCGACGCCTTTCATGATGGCTCCTTTAGTTTTGGGTGTCCTGAAAATTCAGGACCGATACGGTTTCCTTCTTCGTCCAAACCGGTACGGATCCCACCCATCCATGTCCATGGTTCGTTGACCAATTTTTCTCTTTTAGCGACGCTGTATCTCATACGGGCGTCGTTTAATTCCTTTTGGTCATCATCCCACATGTTGTTCACATTGAACTCGACACTAGGCATGAGACTTGTGTCATAGAACTGGAAAAACATGAAAGGCATTCCCGCTGGGAACACTACAGGCTCGCCGATTTTGGTGATCTTCCAGTTCATGTTGAACTCATCAGGCCACCAATCCGAAGGAATATGTCCAGTCAGGGGTACGGCACCATCAACGAAATAGTTGGGGGATCCGGTAATCCATGTTGCGACTCCCGGAGGTGTCGCGAACTTCCAGCCGACACAAAACGACATAATGCCGACGATGCTCGGCATGACGATGTCGCGTTCGTATGAGTGCCCGTCAATCTCGAACGTCTTGGTATGGCCTTCCAGAATTCGCGGAACAGTTGGGCCCCCGTCATACTGGACGACAACGTCGTGCTGCAGAAGAACTTCCCAGCCATTGACGTTGGCCTCAGTCAACGGAAGGCACTTGTACGCGTGCTTCTTGTATGTTTCATCCATCCAGTCTCGACGCACGGACGCCTGTCGAATTTCTGGAGGATTCTGATGGCTTCGGGTGAGCGTAACTTCCATATCACGCGCCAAGCATGGTGACTTGCGAGTTCGCATCAGGTAGCCCGAGTCCGGGCATTCCCGCTGATGCGTAACCTCCCGAGCCGCCGTGCTCTTGGTGGTTGCGATCGTTGTAGTCGTACATCGTCACAGCGGAGTATTTAGTTCCGGACGAAACAGGGAGTGACGCGTGAGCGTAGATGAAGTCACTCGGATGAACGATGACGTCACCGAATTCTGGCTTGAACTTGAGATTTTTGTACGGCATCATGTATTCGCCGCCTTCGTAATCGTCGTTGATGTAGCCGATGGCGGACACCGCACACGAGTAGGAGAATCCAGAGTCGGGGTGGACCGAGAAGTGTTGGCCCGGACCATATTTTACGAAGTTGGTTGCTTCCTCGTAGTCGAGCGAAAGATTGAAAAGCGACGAATAGTGCTTTACGCACGCACGTACACCGGCAATCACCTCTTCGTAAACCTTGCCGAGATCTGAGAACTCGTCGGGAACTGGCATGTCGCCCTGCCGCAACTTGAAATCGAAGCAGTCACGGTAATCCTTCATGATCTCGTTGTCACCGACCATTGCCTGCTTCCATGTGAAGTAGTCGGTGGCGCTTCCTTCAAGGCCTCGTTCGAGGCGTCCGACAAAATCAGAGTCCTTGGGCCACACGTCCTTGTACAGGATGATTCCGTCAGTTGATGTGCCGAGAGTTCCAGCAACTCGCATTGTTCCTCAGTTCAGGTCGGTAATTGTGTAAAAGGATGGTGTTGTCCAGCGCTCACCAGAAATGATCTGCTTTACGCCGTGCAGGTAGTGTACGTCGCCCGGGTGAGCAACCGCAAGGCCCGGTTTGATATCAAGTTCGATATCAAATTCCGGATAATAAAACTGGCCGCCTTCGAATTCGTCATTCCAGTAAATGATCGAATTGATGTCGTATGTCGGGAACGGGTTTGGCGTACCATCGTTGAGTTGCTTGTCTGCGTGTGGTTGCTGCTCGTTCCCCGGCAACCATCGAATAAGAACTGGCGAGCGTGAATACAACTGGACGTTGAACTTTTGTTCAAGAACGTCTTGCATTTTGTAAACGTATTTATCCACAAGATCATATATCTCTGGACCAATTCGTTTCAAAATTTCACCGCTGCACATGCGATCCCACCAATACGAGGCGTCATAAATGCAAGTGCCGTCTTCGTTGTACTCATCAGCCTTCGGGTTTTCCCATTCGTTGATAGTCGGGAAGAAGGCTTGAATTTTCGCCAGATCGTCGGGCTCGACAAAGTCTTCAATGATGACGATGTTTTCTACGCCTGTTCCGAAATGGCCCGGCTCGATAAGAGATTTCTCGGGCTCCTCCATAGTGATGCGACTTTAGCACATCTTAGAGTCGCTTGTAAATCGCTTTTCTTACTCGATGCTCAGCAACAAGATGGAAGGTGGCGATACCCCAAAGCAGATGAACGAGAAGAGAGCCGCGTCGGCTGGCAGACCCACGCCAGTAGGCACGAGTCAACGTTTCGACGTGCTTGGTTCTAATCGCGTATACGTCATAACACACTATGTATATGACTAGCAAAGCCCAACCGATCGCGCCAGTTCTTCGACTGCCTTTATCAATCTCGACCGGCCCCCAATACTTTTTTACCAATGGGGGCACCGTCTCCCTCCCCTACTTGAATCGGGGAGGGAAGAACGGCGGGAAGTGCGGCGGGAAGTGCGGTGGGAAGAATGGTGGGAAGTGCGGCGGGAAGTGTGGTGGGAAATGCGGCGGGAAGAATGGTGGGAAGTGCGGCGGGAAGTGTGGTGGGAAATGCGGCGGGAAGTGCGGTGGGAAGCACGGGGGGAAGAAGGGAGGGAAG